AGGCAGCATTCAGAGGTACATTCCCTTCTGTTAAATAAATCATACTAGATACCTCCAATTTGGACGAATAGTCACCTTACGTACATCGCCTGTATAGGTCACACCGTTACTACCAATAGGGATTTCAAAGAACCCACCACGCTTACGTAGTGTATTCTGCACTGCCCCGCTGGCATTAAAAATGTTCTGTTTACCTTGCCTACAATCAATCGTAGCTTTATTACTAATTGACAAATGCATGGTTTTACGTCCGATAGTGAGCGATACATCTCCATTGCCTTCAATCTCGATGATAGGCTCTGAATAGACCGTACCGATATTCTCAATCGTTCCAGCGCTTGTTAATACAACTGGTGCGACATTCTTCGGATATCTGAATGGTTGCATGTCTAGTTTGATGGATAGTTCCCAACCGTACATGCCTTTAGGAATGATTTCTGTATCTAGCAAATCTGCATAGAATAGTGAATCAGATTGATAACTAAATTCTAATTTGTTTCCTACTGCTTTGATTTTTTCAACCAAAGTTGCTAAATCAGAGAAACGCTCAAAGAATATACGAATAGTTCTTTCATAATTCTCATAAGCGCCATCAACTTGATTATAGCTACCATTCGTACCATACAACTTCATTTGTTCTGAGAAACGAGGGATGGCAGAACGGATTGTTCCAAAGTCTACAACCACACAATTCCTTAAACCAGATGTTGTGAAATCATTTATTTTTAAATAATTCGACATTAAATTCCCTCCCTTCTCATGATATTACCTTGATACTGATAAGAGTTTTCTGCAATCGCTCGTCCGTCAAGATAAGTATTAGTATCTTTATCCAACAAGCGACCTAATAAATTCTCTAAACTTTCTTTCAAGCTAACTAATTCTGAAACTACAGCTTGATTGTCACTACCGTTATATCCACCGATTGTATTAGCAGTGCTTTGATATCCACGGTTGCTATTCTTAGTATTAATACTCTGAATCCGTCTAGTTAGATGTGAAATCTTCGTATCTTCAAATCCAATACCATTTTCATAGTTTGGAATACCTAAACGATTCATCAAGCTACGAGTTTTACCAGCTCGCATGACCTTAGTTCCTTGAGGTAGTGGTAGTGTCACATTTCGACCATGTGGAATGAATGAAGTACCATCAGGAAGTGTGACCATTTCCTTGTATAGTGTCCCTCGTTGGTCATTGACCGTTGCAAGACCACCTGGGTGATTGTTAGTACCTTTAGCATGCCTTTGTGTAAATGTTCTTGTGATAATATCAATAATTTTTACCGCTGGTAACGATGCTAAACCTCCTAATACGCTACTAATGGCACTTTGGGTGTTATTCTCAGCTCTAATACTGATAGGACTGTCCTGCTTAACAGCATTTACTGTATTACTTGCTGAGTTTGCTTCACCTTGTGTTTTGTTTGTAGCATTGATATCAATCGGAAAGTTTTGCTTAATCGCATTGATTCCAGCACTTGCAGATGCAGATTCTGGAACTGTCAAATCTGTTGCATTGATACCAATTGGAGCTTCTTGTTTTGGAGAGTTCACGCTTAATAATGCACTTGCGACTGCACCAGCTGTATTATCAACTGCATCTAATGATTTTGTATCAGCATTCGTTAAATTCCAAGACATTATTTTATCAATAGATAACTGACCATTATTTAAAACATCCGTTGCATTTGCTTTGAAGTCTTTAGTAAATGGAGTGGTTGCATTCCATGTAGTTAGAGTATCAGTTGATCTAGCAACTGCAGTTCTGAAATTCTCATCTGTTGCCAATAACTCTTTTTGTTTTGGTGTTAGTGAATCATAATTGTAAAGTGCCTTTGAAGCTTCCTCTGCTTTGTTCATAACATCTGCATTTTTCAAAAGCAATTCTTTCACTTCTGCAGGCATACTATTCCAGATTTTTAGATGATTCTCGCTATCAAAAATAGCTTGCAAACCAGCTTGATTTTGAACAATTAGTTGTTTCTCTTCAAGGGTCATAGTTGACCATTTGCCAGATTCTACAAGAGCTTCTGCAATTGTTGCACGAGCATTTGAGTTAATATCAGCTGTTTTAGCAATAAATTGTAGTTGTTCCCAACCTTCGGCAGATTTAGCTGCTTCTCCGATAACTTCTTTAACGTTGGATTTAATTTCAAAATTACCATTTTTGTCAATGTTACCAACAAGTAAAGACCAGGCATCGTTTGCTTCTTTAACTTCCTTACTCATATCGCTGGTATATTTAGCTAGAATACTGTGAGAATTTCCAGCTTTTTCAGATGCTTCTGCTGCCTTCTGGCCAATTGCTTCATAAGATAAACCGTACTCTTCCAAAGCTTTTTTAGCTTCTTCCCAATAGTTCCAGTTTTGACCAGTGCGGGCTTTAACTTTTTCATCAAGAGTTTTCATTACTTGGTAATACTTAGTACCTAAAGCTTCCATTGTTTGAGTGTGGTTAGCTTCAAGTTGTTGCATTTTCTTGTTGTAAGTTTCTTGATCGATAGCTTTTCCATCAAGCAACTCTTTCAACTCACTCTTAGATGTTTCGTACAGTGATTTCTCTTCATCCAAGGCTTGCTTAAGAACATCTTTAGTATGTTTTAATTGAGTTTCGTTTAGATTCCCAATCTCTCCATTCAAAGCTTGCAACGCTGCTTTCTGTTGTTCAGCAGATAAGCTCATCATTGAGAGTTTAGCCTTAATCATCTCATTTTGGTTGTTCAAGATGATTTCTTTCTCTTCTTGAGAGAATTTACTTGCATCTCCATTATGTCGTTGATAAATCTCATTGATTTGGTTCATCATGGCTTCTGTATTAGATACAACCTGACCACTCTTTTCTCTAGCTCTAGCAATATCTTCTTCACTAAGACCCCATTTAGCACCTAGTTCTTCCATACGTTTGTTGGATTTCTCTGCGCTCTCTGCAACCTCATCATAAAGCTTTTTAAAAGCACCAGTGACTTTTTCGACATCTCCAGCGTGTGTTCCAAAGTTAGCAACTGCAGTAGCTGTTTCATCAACTGTTTTTTGGAAACTTCTCAATTCTCCACGCTGAACATCATTTAAGGTAGAGCCAAATTCTTCAACTTTAATTCTTGCCTTGTCTTTCTCATTTCCAAGATAGACAGCACCTGCTGTTAATAGTGCTAGACTTCCAACAATCAAACCGATAGGATTTGCAAGAGCACCAAATGCACCTGATAAAGAACCAGCACTAGTTGATACACCTGCCATTGCAGTTTCTGCCGCTCCTGCTGAGCCAGCTAAAGCATTTAAACCAACTGGTAAATTAGCAAGATATTTAGCTGAACCACTTAGGAATCCAATACCTTTTGATAAACCACCAATTGCTTTAACAAAACCACCAATGACTGAAATACCACCACCCAATAACTTCAAAGCAGGGCCTAATGCTGCTGCAAACAATCCCCATTTCAAGATATTTTGTTGTTGCTCTGTCGATAATGAACTGAACTTCTTAGCTAACTCTGATAGGTTTTCAATCCATGGTTTTGCTGCATTCAGCCCTTCTCTTAGAGCTTTAATTAATGGCCCTCCAAACTCGATTGCAATATCTGTCAACTGGTTTCTGAACATTTTCAATTGTGACTCAGTAGTCTCATAACGTTTGTTCGCTTCGTTGGTTAAGGCAGTATTTTCTTTCCATGCTTGGTTAGAACGTGCAACTGCTGCACTCATTTTATCTGATGATAAAGCTAGAGATTTAAGCATATTTCCTTGTCTAACACCTGTCATGCCTAACTTCATCAAGATAGCATCCATGTTTGCGCCTTTTTCACGGGCTGTATTAAGCCCCTTAATAAAGGATTGTAAAGCTTCAGCAGGTTTTTCTTTCCACGCTTGTTGGAATTCTTCTGATGTCGTTCCTGCAACTTTAGCAATCAATGCTAGATCGTCTGCTGAGTCCTTAGTAGTCAATGAAACTGCATTGCCAATAGCAGTAAGAGTTTGAGTCATGGCAGTACCACCAGCCTCAGCCTCAATACCAACCGAACTCATCGCAGTAGCTAGACCTAAGATTTCTGGGGCAGTTAGTCCAGCTAGTTTACCACCTGCTGCTAAACGATTGGCCATCATTACGATGTCTTTTTCAGTCGTGGCAAAGTTGTTACCAAGATCTACAACTGATGCACCGAACCTTGAATAATCTTCCGATGTCAATCCCATAATGTTTGCAACTTTAGCGATTGCAGTTGCAGCTTCTTCAGCGCTCAAGTTGGTTGACTCTCCCATATCAATCATGGTACGTGAGAATGACAAGATATCTTCTGTCTTAATACCAAGCTGACCTGCTACTTCTGCTACGTTTGCAATCTCAACTGCACTGGCTGGCAATTCTTTAGCCATTTGACGAATACCATCTGACAAATTTTTATAAGAAACCGTAGCTGTTTCATCAACTGTTTTCTTTACCCCAGCGAATGCTGACTCATAATCAATAGCTGCTTTCACTACAAGACCTGCACCAGCCACAATTGGGGCAGTGACTCCACGAGTTAATGCAGAACCAAAACCAGAAACAGTTTGACCCATTTGACTAATTTTATTACCGACTTCCTGTGCACTTTTACCAAACCTAGTGAATGCACTATCATCGATATAAGCTTGTCTCATAGAACTAGCTAATTGATCATAACGATTTTGCAATTCTGCAACTTTAGCGGCAGTTGCTGTCATACTAGCACTTGCTTCAACTAACTTCTGTTTCTGCTCTGCAGTAGCAGTTGAAACATCGCCTATACTAGCTTTTAACTGGTTGTATCGTTCACTTTGTGAACTCAATACTTTTTGATATGAGCTAAGAGCTGAACCAGTCTGAGATAAGAGACTCTTTAGGTTACCGACATTCTTTCCAGCACCTTTGAAGTTATTCTCCATCGCTTTTAAGGAGTTATCGACACCTTTTAAATAGGTTTTCAACCTCCCAACATTTGACTGAAAAGGAGCGACATCTAAAGTTGCTGTGGCGACCAATTCGCCAATGTTACTTGCCATTTAATCTCCTTTCTTTTATCCAAAAAGGAATGGGAAGGCCTTGTCAAGGGTTGTTTCTTCTTCCTCTTTGTTATCCTTAGTTTCCAAAGCCTGCACCATCAAATCAAAATCTGATAAACGCATGCTTTTAATATCATGGATTGTATATCCTTGACTCATTAATGATTGAACCCAAACTAATAAATTATTTTGAGCTTCTTTAGGGCTTAACCCTTTTTCTTCTTTTTTCCCTCAGTAGTCTCTTTTTCCTCTTGCTTTCCACCGAGTGCTGCAAGGTATAGGTCGTTCAAAGTTTCAAGTGTTTCAACACTCGCACATTTTAGATCATCTACTTCAAATTGCTCACCGTACATTTTTACAAACATAGTAAGATATGCTTCGTTTAATTCACGATGTTTAATAGGATTTAATAAATCCTCTTTATTTTCATATAATGCAGTTTGTCGCACTTGATGTTCTAGTGCTAGTAAATTATCTTCAACATTTACATAGTCTTTAGAAAACTCTTTTAAAACACCTGCTTTTTTAAACTTAATTTCAAACATTTATTAACTCCTTAAAAAAATAAAGGCTTGGAAAAACCAAGCCTAGCCTAATTACTCTTGTCTCGTGGCAACTGCACTCGCAGGTGCAGCACCACTTACGACTTTGGGAAGACCAATTTACGGAACTCAATTTCTTGGAATTGTGGGTTGTCTTCACGACCAACTACAATTACAAGACCTTCATCATCATCTCCACGAGCCACAAAGCTACCAGATACAGTATCGTTCTTAGGTTCTGGAGAACCGTCTTTAGTTTCCAAATCCATTCCTGGAAGTGAGAACTTACCTTTAAGAAGACCAACCCAGATACCTTTACCATCATCACCAGTTGTACGGAACAAGCAAGCGATGTCGTTTGGAGTCATCTTCTTATTGTATTTTTCAACACCATTTTCAACAGTAATACCATAAAAATCTTTACGAGCATCACTACCCAAATCAAGCCATGACACTTCAAGAGTTGTTCCAGTGATACCAGAAGACAATACTACGTATGGTCCATCATCTGCTGTGATAGTGTTCAATTCATTTGTGATATCCAATTTTGCTGACTTCAAACCAGGAATTTTTTTAGTTTCTCCTGGTACAAGGTTTTTATCGTTCAAAACCCCATATTCAAAACCACGTAAACCAAATTTAACTTTAGACATTTATTTATTTTCCTTTCATTTCTTCGAGATCGCTCCAATCAAAAAGACGATATTTTCGGACATTCATTAACAGTCCAATATCGTCATCCATGTATCGAGGTTTCTCATTTGCTGTGTAGCGTTCAAATCCACTACTTTCTAAGACCACATCCATTCTTTTGGCGATTTGGTCAGCTTGCTTTGCATTCTTACACCAAAAGTTGATTGTGATACGTTGTTCCATCGAGATGATGTTATCATCTGCATACTTATGAGGTGCTTCGTAAGTTAAATAAATTCTTGCAAACGGAGCAAGTTCTTTTCGTTTTAAGTTTGTAGGCTTTTCAGGAATATCATAAGTAAAAATACCTTGCTTATATCCTGGAAATTCTTTGCCCCTAAACTCATTAAACAGTTGATTTAACTCTTCATCTGCTACCAAAAGTTTGTATGCTTCAGTTTCAGCAATCATTTATTTTAACACCTCCCTTATTTTTGTTATGTAAATTTCTTTAGCGCGAGGAGTGACTGCATTAATAGTCTTTTCCTCGAAGTCCTGTGCTTTCTGATAGATTGTCCCGCTATTTGGGTATCTAGCACGCCAACCAGTTGAACGACCAAAACCAATATCTTTTGAAGGAGCACCACCACTGCCTTTAAAATTGCTGATTTTTATATCTTCTTTCAATCGAGTGGGTGTTGGTTCATCGGAAACTGGAGTATTTGCTCCCAGTTCTTTCTCGAACTCTTCAGCAACCATTGTGACTGCTTCACGAGCAACCTTAGGTGCTTTAACTTCTAACTTAGTGAGATTGTTCAGGCAAAGGTCCAATCCTCTTGTCATGACAACATCACTCCCTTAATCAAGTCAATTTCCTTACTTGCATGATCACGTTCGATAGCAACGATTTGATATTCGTTCCCATCAAAATCTACATAGCAAGAATTATCAAAAGGAAGTTTTGGAAGATGACGAATTAAGAATGTTTTAGTGTCTTTATGTTCTGCCAATCCACCAGCTTTTGTGACAGTTGCGCTTTCTCTAAAATCCTTAATAGATGTTTTAGAAACTTCTGCCCAGCATGTGTACAAGTCTTTTCTTTCAAAGTCTAATACCTCTCCATCTTCATTTTGTCCGCCTACTCTTTGAAAAAAAGTAATGCGAACATTCATTTTACGTGTTCGCATTAGCTTTCCCTCCGTGTTCTAAGTTGGTGGATGATGTTTAGCACTCCATTCGCTAATGGATAACGCATAGTATCTGCTGACATCCCTCGATGTTCGTATTCTTCTTTTACTTGCTTTTTAACAGCTAGTCGGAACTTAGCGTAATCAACTAAATCATCTGGATTTAAATCGTTATCGATTGCAAAACAGATTTGTTCTTTTGCCGACTCAATAAGTTCAATTAGTAATTCATCTTCAAAGTCATAGTCGATTTTACAATACAACTTAACTTCTTCAAGAAAACCATTCTTTTTATCTTCCATAGCTCTAACCTCCAATCAAGGCTAGTAGTTGCTCTTTAGTTTGTGACGAATTATAAGAAATTCCCTTGCTATCTAGGTAAGACATGATATCTGCTTTGGTGCTACTTGCGGTTGGTACTGCTAAAGTTACAGCTGACCGTGAGACACCCCCACTAATTGGGGGAGTATTAGGGCATAGTTACAAAGAAACCAGCTTTAGCATCTGCTTTCTTAACATCAAAGCGTACAACTGCTTGCAAGTATTGGCCATAGATTTCATTATCAGTCCAGCGAAGACCTAATTCTTGACGGTCAGCAAAGAGAACAGCACGTTGTACATCACCAATAAAGGCTTTAGCTTCACCAGCTTCACCAAGGACTGTGTCAGCAACTACGAATACTGGATGGCCAAGGAAGGCTTTACCTGATGCAGAAACGATAGAATCTTGAAGCAAGTAGCGACCGTTCTTATCTTTCAAAGTGTCAAGTTTTTGGTAGAAACTTTGTGTAACTACAAATGACACATTGTAAGCTGGGTCAAGATCTACATTCAAGATAGCTTTAATTGCATCCAAGTCAGTTGCGTTCTTAGCTTCAAATGTTTTCAAAACACCACCGATTGCATCGTTTGTAGTGTTAACTTTGATTTGGTTAGCTGCTTCAGCTACGATAGCAAGAAGGTCAACATCTGCATCGTCAATAGCTTCTTGTGAAAGTGGAATAGCACCACGGTAAGTTTTAACCTTCCAAGGAACATCAGTAAATTCTGGTTTAGCAAGCGCTGGGTTTTTTTCCAATTCTTCTACACTTGCCATCTTAGATGTAGCGTGTTTAAGAATTGGATATGAACCTTCACCTTTAGCAGCTTTGTGAATAGTAGCGAATTGTTTAAGGTCAAGAACTGTCTTAACTTCACGCATTGGAGTAGTAACAATTTCTTTGCTAGTTACTTTTTCAGTTCCAGCTTTCTTCAATCCATCTTGTGTTGGATTTACTGCTTCATTCATAGGGATAAGAAGGTCTTTTCCTTCAAGTTTCAAGTTTGAATCAGCAACAGCACCTTTAGTACGTACCCATTCATTTACAGAATCACGGTAAGTTTTACCGTCTGCTTTTACTTCATGTTTTTCAATAGTCGCTTCCATTCCAGCTCCTTCTTCTGCGATTTCATAAGTCTTCAAGTTGTTTTCTACTTCTTCTTTTTGTGATTTCAAGTTGTCGATTTCAGCACGGATTTCACGAGCTTTTTCAAGATCATCAGAGTTTAAAACAGATTTTAATTCATCTGTCTTAGCAACAATTTCAGCACTGATGTTTAAAATCTGTGCTTTAAGTTCTTTCATTTTTTCTTTAAACATATTTTCTTTCTTCTCCTTGTGGCATTAAAAAAAGAGCTTATAGCCCTTTAAGTAATTCTTCTTTTTCGATTTCTCGTAGCATATTTTGGATTTCTGACTTACGCTTGCTACGGTTAGCATAAAAGTCATCAATAACAGCTTGTGGCAACAGTCCATCTCCAAGACTTGCAACTGCACCAACATCATCAAAGGTCATCACTTCATCTGCAAAGCCTTTTTCAACTGCTTCACTAGCTGACATGAAGGTTTCATTCTTCATCATGTCGATGATAACTGATTCTTCCAATCCAGTCTTAGCTACATACGCATTCACAATAGCTTGGTCGCTAGATTTTAACGCATTTGAAGCTTTGTCTAAATCATCGCTATTACCAGATACATAACCATACAGCGCTTTGTGAATCATTATCTGAGCTGTTGGACTGATAAGCACTTTATCAGCTCCCATGATTGCAACACTAGCAGCACTTGCTGCCATTCCTGTTACTTCCACAGTCACATGCCCTGGATAACTCTTTAATGCTGTATAGATTTCACTTCCAACAGTTACAAGACCACCGTTGGAATTAACTTCCAAAACGATGTCACTATTGTCTTCTGGAAAAGCATCTGTGATAGATTTGGCACTGACTGCTTCCAAACCGAAGTAGTCGTATACTTCTTGACTATTATTCGGAATCAGTGGACCTTTCATCTTGATTCTCTTTGGCATCCCTTATCTCACCTCCTTTCATTGATTGATATTCTTCTTTCTTATCCAAGAAGACATAGTTTAAACTTGATTGGTAACGGTCCATGTTTGGATCAGTAGAACGTTCCTTACCAAGTTCAATCAAAGCTTGGTTAGGTGTTAAGATTTGATTGTTTACAAGTTTTACAATCTCGTCTACATTTCTACCAGTCACGCTACGAGTGTCGAAGTCAACACGATACTTCCTACGCTCTTCATCACTGAATACTTTCAAAGCAAGCTCGCTTGTGATGGCATCAAAGTAGAATGGAAGGTCGTTGGTTACATAATCTTCAGTCAACTGTGCAACAGATTGGTTAGGACTATTCACTCCCAGTTTGAAACTAGGAACTCGTAGAGCTTTAGCAATCTGTGCAGTAGAGAAGTTATTAGATGTAATCAACTGCAAGACATTCGTATCAATTTCAAGTGGAGTGTATTCTTGTGTATCATCAAATACCAACGGACTACCACCAGTTGAGCCTTCACGCATCTTCTCAAAGTCCATACGGGCTTTCTTACGAGCTTCACCGTTTAATTGAGCACCTTTAAGTTTGATAATTCCACTTGAGAAACCATCTCTAAAGAATTTAATCAAGGTATTCAATCCACCATCTTGCAAGCTGATTTCATTTCCAAGGGAAAGCAATGGAGACCTACCAAGAATAGTGTCGTGGCTGAAGAATTTCCAATGGATGACATCTTCTGCTTTACATACAATTTCCTTACCATTCAGACGGTCACGAAAAGTGTAAATCAATTCATGGTCATTGGTTTCTTCAACAGTTGTTTCAGATGGTCTAAAAAATTGAAATTCTAATGGCTTGCCACTTATTGGATCACGTAGGATACGAGAGAATGAATTACCAGTCAAGATTGTATTGACTGTCATTGCAAACCTCCACTGTCTTGCTGATGTATTGCTTGTGGATTTAACGTTTAAAAGATAATTCATATCTTCATCTTGTTCGATATTACCCATTAAATCTTTTTTCAACAATGGAAAACGAGCAACATCACCAGCTATGATAGATACAGCAGTTAAGACATCGCTATTCTTTAAGGCAGATATACCAGTATATTCAGGACTTGAATTACCAGAGATTACCGAAGAGATATAATCGTCATAAGATAGTTTTGACGAACCTAAAGATTGAAAAAAAGTCATTTATTTTCTCACCTCCTTTCTAATTCACCCCCTTGTTTTACTGATATACAAGGCTAATATGATTAAAATAGCTCCACTACATAAAAAACCTGCTATTTGATTCAATAAGAAAAAGCCATAGATTAAAAATCCAAGGCCTATCAATAGCAAAATTGTGTGGATATGTTCCAAAATTTTCAAAATAGCGAACCTCCTTCCAGGATTTTCTCGTTTGTCCAATAACCGCTTCCATCGAATGGTTCTAAATAACAAGCAGCATAAGCATCTAATAACGCATCCAGAGGGTCGATTTTATTACTGTTTTTGTTCTTATCAATCCTCATACCGTTATTATCAACTCTAGTGTATGCGTTGTTTATTGCCATTGTAAGCAACTGATTGCCACTGTGCTTGATTTTACCTTGTCGGACATCATCACGAAACTGTTTCGTAGGCATGTTCAAGATCATGGTGGTTTGTGGTATCTGGACTAGTGGCCATTCTGGATGTCGCTTTTCAATCATAGTCAATAGTGAACCGAATTGATAAGGGTCAAAAAATATACCTTGCAACTCCCACTCATTTTGATATACCATTTCCTCGATTTTCTCAAGCACGCGCTCATCATCAATAACCCCACTCTCAAGCGTGGTTATCTCGCACTCACCAGCTCTTTCCAAGTTGGTATAAGATACACCATCTCTTTTTTCTTTTGCGATTAAGCCATATTTTGTTGCTACAAACGAAAAGCTATCCGCATACCAGTAATCATCCATCATGACCATAGGAGAAATAGAGAATAAGTCGCTAGACCTACCAACATCGACACCTAACCAAACTCTACGTTTTCTAGTGTTTGGTTTATCAATCTTAGCTTTCGCCCAGCTTTCTTTATCCATATAAGACTCTTCTGATGATTGTCGCCACATGTTGTAGTTTTTAACTAGGATTTCATTTATTGTTCCTGTCTCTAGTGCCACCTTCCTACGTTTTCGTAGGTAGTCCATCATCTTCTTACGTAGCGCTTTGACTTCAAGAATTGGATTTGATTTTATCCAGTTTTTTTCATCTTTGATTTCTTCCTCATCATCTTGTTCAGCAATAAAAGCAAAGTATTCGTCATTCTCAACTTCTTCATCCAAAAGTCTCTCGATATACGCATACTCAATAGTGTGCATTGGTACGTTTAAATCAAATCCAGCTGTTGAGATAATCAAAATCAATGGATTATCAAGCTGACCTTGACCAGATTCAAGAAGCTCAATCATTTCATTGGTTTTTGATGCTGCAAACTCATCTAAGATACCAACATACGGTTCAAATCCATCGACTGCACCAGTTTCACGACTCAATGCACGCACATAACTTTCATCATTTAAATTACGGAGTTCATCTCGTACTACTTTAGTAGCTTTTCTGATGTCTGAATTTTGACTTCTTAATGCTTCTAACTGCTTACGGATCATATCGTAAGCAATTCGTGCTTGTGAACGGTCATTCGCTGTACAAAACAACTGTCTACTCATCGCTGGGTTACGACCAAATAAAAACTCATATAAGGCAATACCTGCGACTAAGATTGTCTTACCATTCTTTCTGGCCAAGCTTATTAAAGCTTTTTTAAATCGTCTAATCGATGTATTGGACTTTCTTCTCCAACCATACAGATTACTCAAAATAAATTTCTGAAAATCTGCTAGTGGATATGGTTTCCCAGTCTTGACATCAGGTAGCATTTCGATAAAATCTATTGGATTTTTCGCTTTGTCAGGTAGATAAATATATGGAAAATCTTTATCGTCTATACGCTTTAAATCTCTTAAATGGCGCTTGCAAGCTTTTATAACTTTCTTACTAGCTATGATTTCTCCATTTACTACTTTTGAAGCGTATTGATAAGCTATATCTTCCATTGTTTCACCTCCTAACTACCAAAATACAGACTGTGTAGGAATCGAACCCACGACTACAAGGTTGGAGCTTGTTATGTTACCTCTACACCAACAGCCTTAAATAAAAAGAGAGGGAAATTCCCTCTAACATAAAAATCATTTCATTTTGCCAACCATATTTATCGTCAATCCAGCAAGCTCGCCAGAATTCCAATCAATACTATAACTCGTTACTCCATCTAATAGCTTTCCGTTTATTGCGATTCGTCCATCTTTTATTGAAAATTCATTTAACACATAGTGTTTTTTCTTCTTCAAATAACGCGGTCTATACTTCATCAGCTATTCTCCTAACTACCAAATTTATCGAAAATACTCTCTTTCTTTTCTTCAACTTGTGGCACGAATAACTTCATGCGACTATCCACTGTCATACCCAATTGTGATGCTGCTTTCATTAAGTTTGTTGTCGCACGCTCTAAACTATACAACATTTTGTTAGGCAAAACTTTACCACTATCTGTTTCAACTACATATCCCTCTTTCTGCAATCCACGAGATATTTCTTTATAGACTGCATACCAAGTGCAGTACGTTTCTAATACTGCTCTATCTAAATTTCTGAGGGGTAGCTTTCGCAAATCTTCAATCACTCGCTTGTATTCAGCTTTAGCGATTGGATCAAAATGTTTTGGTGGTGTTAATTGCAATGCGTCCAAACCATCTGAAGCCTTTTCTTGTATAGTTTTCCTTGCAATCTTTTCTTCTTTCGTCAAATGCTTCTTATTGCTTTCGACAATCTTCATTTTTCGCCCCATATTTTCCTCCTTTCTGCCGACCTCGAATTTTCAAAAAGGGAATTTTTCGCACAGAAGAGGGCAGCGTTCTTATATCCGAACGATACCTACCCCCGTCTAAAAATAAAGGGGTATTTCCGTACATTTTATCGGTGTATAACCGAATGATATTCCATTTATTTTTTTGTTTTTTTAAAAATTATTTTTAAAAGAATACTTCTCTTTTATCGCTTTCTTATCATTACATTTCTTACAACTTGCTTGAAGATTACTTCGATCTAATCTTTTTGACCAATCTTGTTTCACACTGACAATATGGTCAGTCATAGTAGCTTCATCACCACACATAGCACAGATATAATTTGCTTCAAGCAAGACTTGTTGACTCGTTCTCTTCCAGATTGTTGAGTTATAGAATTGCTTAACTTCTCTATCATATTTCCAACGAGTACGATTATACTCTGTGTATTCTTGGTTACGTTTATCATAATCAACCGCAGTTCTCCGACCGTTTAATATAGTCAGCCTTTGTGGTTTCATCCCCTTCTCCTTCCAAAACAAAAAGCCACACATTTATTGCGTGACTTAATGAAGACCTCTCATGAGAATAGTGGTATTTGCACCCACTGGCATCCAT